CTGGATCGTAGTTTCTTCAGAAGTTTCTGCAGTATTCGATGATTTAGAGTACTTCCACGTATCTAACGCAGGTGCTGAACAAGACCAATACAACATGGGTATTGAGAAAGTTGGTACTTTAGCAGGAAGATACCAAGTGTATAGAGATCCTTACTTCCCTGCAGGTAAGATCTTAGTTGGTCACAAAGGTAAATCGTTATTGGACGCTGGTTACATCTACGCACCATACGTACCTTTACAGTTGACTCCAACTATGTACAACCCATTCAACTTTACACCAATTAAAGGTATCATGACCAGATACGCTAAGAAGATGGTCAACAACAGATACTTCGGTGTAATCAACGTAAGTGGTTTACAAACTTTCAACTTGGATACTTTAAGATAATCTTAAAAGATTCATTATAAACTAAGGGGGGACAATGTCTCCCCTTTTTTTTATGCATTATTTTTCGTATATTAATCAAAATAACATAATATGATTTGGACAGAATATTTTAGGAATCTCGCTAATAACGTAAAATTAAAATCAAAGGATAATAATACACAGGTAGGTGCAATAATTGTTGGTGAAGACAACGAAATAGTTTCCACAGGTTATAATTCTTTCCCTAGAGGTTTAGATGACACTATACCTGAAAGACAAGAAAGACCTGAAAAATATTATTGGTTCGAACACGCAGAAAGAAATGCTATTTATAATGCCGCAAGAATTGGTGTTTCAACAAAGGGAACCACAATGTACCTAAGTCATTGGTTTCCATGCGCGGATTGTGCGAGGGGTATTATAAATGCGGGTATAACAACTATATATTGTGATAGACCTGTAGATCCAACAACACCGTCTATTTATCCCGAATCAATTAAGAGAAGTAAGGAAATGTTATTAGAGGCGGACGTTAAAATCGTTTATTACGATTAAACTTTTTGTGGTAAGAGTCGAGTCTTATTAAGTTTCTTTACTCTTACCTTTAAATCGCCATTTCCTTTAATAATTCTATGATATTCCCCTTCAGGAATAAAAATGGTTAAACCTTCATGAATATCGATGGGTAATGTATTATCCATTTGGAATTTCCAATCTGTCTCATGAAGAAATGTGATTTCTCTATCTTCATTATCGAAATGCCACTTTAAATCCTCTTCTTTAGTATCGTGAGGGAAAATTCTTATACTGTTAGTGTTTTCTAAAATTTCTCTAAAGGGTAATTCGTTTATCATTTTCTAGGGGAAGAAATTAAATTTATTATGATTGGGTACCACTCGGGGTAATTCATATTAATATCGGCAAGACTTTTTCTATTAATCGCCAATAATGCGGAACCTGATTCGTATTCATCAACTGTTTGTGCAATATCATTTGCCTCATATGAAACCGTGGCAAAAACGGTAAAACTTTCATCTTCAAGACGTAAACTATCTTCGTCAATACTTTCATAACTATATCTACCGTCCTCATCTTCATCGTACTCGACATAGTAATCTCCAACATAGTATTCGTCACCAACATTATCACTATGAAACATATAACCTTTTCGGGTTTCATTATGCATTACAACGACAATGTCACTACCACTTTTAGTTTTATAATTGTATTTGTCATAACCCAATAAGGTAAATTGGTCTTTTACACTCTTTAAATCAGAGTCTGAAAAGTTAACGTCTGATGGGTCATCATATTCAGGAGGATCATTCCATCCTTCGATAATATCGGTTAATTTCATTTTACCACGGATTTGATGATTTTATTCCTAATGCCTTTCTATAACGACCTATATTACAACTCCAATAACCCGGTGTTGTACGATCTTTCTTTTGATCACATTTATGTCTCGCCCTAAACGATTTGGCCGCTGATTTGTTGTTATTCCTTACTCTAAGATTCGGGTCACCAAATGTGACTTTCTTTATAGTTCCTTTTGGTGTTTTTACATACACCGCAAATTTCTTTGGTCCACCGGGTGTTCTGAAAGGTTTGTTTAACTTAACGTTTCTTCCTCTATGTTTTGCCTCTACAAGATATTCTTCTTCTCCCTCTATAAAAGGAATGTCTAAATAAACTTCTTCACCTTCATAGATACCTGTCTTACCTAAATCGGTTTGGATTAGTTCTAAATCCACACCGGTGATCTCTAAGACGTTTTCTTCATGTAACTGACGTACTTCATTATAAAGATTAAAAAACTCCTCAGAATAGATCCTATAGACGTTTTCGATGATAGGTAACTTATTGTTGATATGGTATTGTAAACCTTCACTTAATATTGTCGACCCTTCATTTAGATTTTTAAGAACAGGATAACCCTTTGGGAGGGACTGTACATTTAAATTATTCAATACTAAACCGACAATTCTATTCTCATCAAATCTAGTAAATGTAGGTGTATTACCCTTACCTCTTTTAGGTTCTTTCTTCTCTGCTCGTCTTTTTTGTGTGGTCATTGATTTTTTTTCTTTCTTATCGTAAGACGACGCAATTTTTGGTGTAGATTTAGATACTTTCTTAGATGGTCTACATTTAGGGTAACCCTTTCTAGAACTATCTCCATCTGCGTCTTTTCTTCCACATGGGGGATGTTTACCATCAACTTTTCTAGAGACATCAACCCATTTCTCTTTAAACCAACGTCCAAGATCCTCCCTAAGGACTTCACCATTGGATATACACTCTTCAATGTATTGTTGGTCTTCCTTACTAACACTTATTTTAGTTATGTAATGGTCAGTATTGTCTTTACCACATTTATGGCACACGTATGGGTCATTTCCACCATCAGATAGATTCCATTCCCAATCACAACCATTACATTTTACTTTCTTCATTACTTTTTCTTTTTACAATAAGAACCTGAACATCTTTTTTTACCGTCTAAACCTGGCATAGTACCTTTACATACTTGAACGGCATAACCGTTAGCATATGCGGAAGGATAAACATCAAACTTAGATTTAGCAGCAGAAATACCTCGAGAACATAATTTGTTCTTATTTTTCTTTTCTTCGTTGATTGATTCTTTGGTTTGATTCATTAAGAAATCAAATACTTGGTCAATATTTTCTTTTGCAACCGTTACGTGATCGTCGGCCCAATCATGACCATTTTGTAGGATTTCTTCCACTATCATTGGATCTAATTCCAATAATAGTTCACACTGTCTTTGTAATTGTTTAAGATTACCGAAAAACATATAATTTTCAGTTCTACTTTGTTCCTTAATTTGAGACAAATGTTTTTTAATAACTTCTTTTAAATCCATATTAATAAGTATTTTATTTTTCTGAGATTACCTCAAATTTAATTTCGTTAGGGTAGAAAATTTCTTCATTATGTTTCATCCCTTTAATTTCCAAATAATACTCTCTTGGTATTAAGATTGACGTGTCTAACATGAAACTATTCTCGTTAGTGGTGTCTAAGTAAGTCCAATCAAAAACATTAACGTTTGTGTGACCTTCTTTAATATACAGTCTGTAAAATGCCTCGTCAAATAATTCATTTGTCGATTGGTTCATTGTTCTGAATATTACATTGATTTTTCTTATTTCACCAGATCTTACTTTTTCGTTTTGTTTAACCCCCGAATATTGTACAACGTATTTTTTAACTTCTTTTTGATTCTCACCAATACTGAATTTGGATGAGTATGGTTTTGGTACAAATTTTTGTGTGATGTCGGGGAATTGATTACCCTCAACCTCAATATCTTTCCATACATCATAGAAGAATCTTTTTCCGTCACATACCAAACCATTTATACCGAATGTAACCCTATAAACACCTTCTCTAACTAAAACAGATTGTAAATCGGTTAAACCTACAATGGGTGTTTTTGTTGAATCTAAAATGTCAACTGTAGGTGCAAAATCTAAATTAAAATAGTTTGTTTCTTTGTTAACATACAGATACAAATTCTGAGTGGTTTTTTCAATAAAATTCTCTCTATCATCTAAAATTCTATCATTGAAATGTGTCTCTAAGTAGGGTTCAAAAAATGTCTGAGTATATTTTGAAAAGAATGCCACGGATTGATCAACCTCGGAGTTTAAAGTTTCATAGATTGGTTCAAATGCAACACCTAATCCATAATCTACTGAACCTAATAATACAGAATTTATGTATGTTGTTATATCAACATGGAGATCCTCATCTCCATTATCGAAAGTTTGTGTTGCAATTATTACAGGACTGTCAGAATATACACCATCAGAAACCCATGGATCAAGAGTGGTTCTCATGAACCAGTTTGATGGTCTTATATCGAAAGTATTATTACCCGTAGTATAATCATATCCTGAATCCTCATAGTCAAAACCAACACCTTCATCCCAATACTGAGGGACTTTGAATATAATCAATTTAAATGAGGATGTTCTTTCTCTCCCCGTACCTCTTTTTGCTCCCAAAAAAGTCTCATCACCGAAAATGGTGTTGGTCATATGAAGTACATGAGTCGTCTCAGAATTTAAAATATAAACCTTATTATCTATTTTAGATTTTAGATCGTCTAAATTTAATTTAAATATGAATTTAGAGAACCCCGAACCGTAGAATATCTCGGTTGTTGGGTTTTTGGCGGTATTCACCTTCATCCCTTTAATCAGGGTGTTGTTTTTATCGAAATACGAACGAAAATATGACATCTTAAAACTTCTTTCTTTAATAAATATCTGATTAGTTTATTCTAATCGATTTATTTAAGATATCGTTCTCTAATGTTTCAAAAACCTTCTCCAATTCAAATAAATGGGGGGTTTCTAAAGGAATTAATTTACCCGGGTTATGTGTGTGTGATTTTATTACCTTATAAAGTAATATGAGGGCCTTAATAAGATTCTCACCCCTAACGGTTGCATAAGTATTAGGTTCAATAAGAGTTAGTAGTTCTTCTTGAGTGTATTCATACTTGTTTAACTTATCAAAAGGAATTGATAGATTACCTGATTTATTGGTATCGGTAGAGATAAGATATATTTTATCGGAGGTTAACGAACCAAAAGTCTGTTCAATGTTTTTAGAAACTGTAGATAAACGATTTTCCTCAGTTACAACCGACTTTCCTCTAGGAGAATTTTCGGTCATACTATAGTAAAGTCCCGACCCATTTATTGATTCAATATTGGTGGTGGGTTTTACATTTTTTAGAAAATCAATATCTGTTAAGGTTTTGACCGGTCTAAAATAAAATGGATGTAAAAAGACATTAGGTAACCTTTTATCAAACTCCTTTAAACCTTTCGTGTTTAACAGATCAATGGTTCTTCTAATTGTAACATAAGCCAACTGATACGATGTAACCGGTTGGGTAAAAGTAGGTGTTACCGTTGTACCATCTAAATTTATTAGTTTTACCGAATTAGAATACGAAATTAAATCTTGTGCGGTGTTAGCATTAAATACAGACGTATTAAAAGTATCCCCATATACGTCTTTTACTTCATAAACATACCAACTTATTGTTGTGGGGTCCGTTAAACTATCTACGTTATATTCAACCACATAGTTTAGTTTACCTTTAGGTATGACAAATTCACTTACTTTTATTAATTTATTCTCTTGTTTAGAAGAGAATTTTTTTAATGAGAATATTGCCGTTTTATCGGTTCTAATAGGTAATGATTGGATATCTTCTTTTACCGCTTTAGGGGAATCTTTTGAGAGGTACTTACCACCTCTTAGGGATATACCATTCTCTGTAAATAAAACGTCGGAACCGTATGGTCCATAAATTGCATAATCACTAAATTTTGCAAGTGAACCTTCTGATTTTTTATTTTTATAGGTACCTGTGACAGAATTTATTAGGTCTTTAGTTTTCTTGACGACACCACCATAAGAGGTTCCACCTAATTGTTGTGAGTTAACCTGAGAATTAAAATCATGTATGGTTGTAAATGGTCCCGCAATATACTCTCTGTTAACCAAATCGTTATCAGGATCATATGTTACAATTTTAATTGTTTGACCTACTTCAGGTATGTAGTTGATATTGGTTGGTAGAAATGGTTTAGCCAAAAATGGGTCGTTATTGTCCCACGGTTCATATTTAACTCCTCGTTCTCTCGCACTACTAGATTCCCCCATAACTTTATATCGAACTCTTCCGATACCTAATGGGTCCAAATTATCGTCTACGATTGCAAGTTTAATATAACTCATTACTTAACTAACCTATTACCAATTTCTTTATTTATTTTGTTATATGATTCTTCTACTGCATCCAAATATTTCGTAAGTTGGATAACGGCGTCTTTTGTTTTTTCAAATTCATTCTCTAAAAAATCTAAACATTCATTTAAATCTTTGTTAGATTTAATTTCGGGATTTTTTAATATCTCAGATACTTTATTTTTTTCCATTTTAAAACATTTTACCTGCACTATTAATTATACCCGGTGGTATAACTATAGGACCAACAGGTGTTGGAATTGTTACCATTTTATTACTTGCCTTAACGAAAGAATTATTATCCATTTCCTCACTCATTCCTTCGATTATTGCCTTGGTCATAATTAGATATTCATTTGCTTCACCGTAAATTGTTCCAACATTTAATCCCGCTGCGGCCATTCTTTCCGCCGCGTTCATATATGCTCTATCGGCACTGTAACCGGGTAGAAGATCCGAAAACCCCAATAAAAATCCGGGTACATTTATTTTACCACCTGGTAGGTTTAACGCCCCTTTAACCGCCGCGAGTATCGCTTGGAAAATCGCTAAACAATTATCAAAACCTTGACTCAATAAAGTTCTTAGTAGAGAAATAATAGCGGTGATAATTCTTACGTAGTGTTTGTATTTGTTTTTAAGAATTCTTTGACCAATCGATAAAATAAAATTTAAAAGGTCTTTCTTTATAAATTGCCAAAATTCCTTCAAGAACTTCCAAAAAACTTTTTTAATAATTATGTAAATTAATTCACCTAACTTCTTCATTAATTCATATACATCACCTACAGCACCTTTAATTTGTTTCCAAGCCACAACTAATGGGAAAATAAATTTAGGGGAAATGACAGAAGAAACTAATGCCTTAGGTACATTCAATATAAAGAGATTTACTAATTCTAAATTTATATTTTGAAAAAGTTTATTATCATCCACTGATAAACTCGCATTTAATGCGACGTTCTCTAAGGTACTGTCCACTAAAGATTGAAGATCTCCTGAGGATAAATAAACAAAATCCTCAAAACTATTTTGTGGTGATGGTACTTCAAAATTACCACAATCCACAAATCTTAATACTTTTCTATAACGAGAATCTTCATCATCAATATCAATACCTTCAACATCATTAAAATCAAAATATGAAAGAATATCTTGATCATTTTCCGAAAACTGTTGACTGGTTGTTTGTAACTGACTTGATTCGTCGGGAGATCCACATATTTTAAAGAGTTTTGAACATAATCTATTCAGATAATTTAATGCCTTGTCAACACCTTCAGGGTTTTCTCCATCACCCTGCAATGTCATTAACATCGATGTTTTTATAATATCTTCAATTTTAGGTGTTTCAATACTATCATAGTAATCATCGATAAAATCACTCACCTTAACCGCACCAACAATTCCTTGTTGTAACCCTGACACATTGTATTCCTGATTAGTTGTATTCCATGTTAAATCGAACAAGTTATTACCTGATTTACTAGTAAAACTGTAGTTAGACGAAAATGCTCCGTAAAACTCCCTATTCATTTTGATATCACCATATGTTGGTGACTCTTGTTCATACATAATAATACCAATCTTGGAAGAAGGGTCTGTTTGGAGTACATTTAAGAAGTCAAATTCCTTTGGTGAAATTACCATACTGTCTGTTGGGATAAGTGTATCGACCCCACAGATACTTGACTCTGTATTAACAAATAAAAATTGTTTAATACTTTCTTTAACAATGTTTTTAGAATCTTTGACAGTTATGTTCGCGGACTCTAAGGCGTATTTTTTAATTTTGTTAGATGACAATAATTTATCATCTTCTTTTACGGGAACCTTATTAGATTTTGCAGAAAGAAAATCACTTGCAATACCAATGACAGAACCAAAAATATCTTCTTTATTACTATTCTCTTTCTTTTTAAGTTTAGATTTAAGACCGTCAATGGAACTAGATAATTTTTTATCTAAATCAGCATTTCCTAAATAGAGATCATAGAGTTCGTCGGTCGACTTTTTAGGGTCGTCCTGTATTTTCTTAACTATTTCTAGTTTAGATTTTATCTCACGTCTTAATCTCTTAACTTTACTCATTACATTTCATATTTTTGAGAACCACCTTTAGGGGTTTCATCATCTTCTTTCATTAGTTTTTCTAATAAAAGTCTATCCTCTTCAGTAAGATCTAATTTACCCTGACTGATTGCTTGTCCACCACCCATTTGTTTGAGTAAAACACTCTGTAATTTCACAAGAGATATCTTCTTTTCAGTACAATCATTTAATATCTTCTGTTGTTCCTTAATAACGGGTCCGATGACACTCATATCTTCTGCCTCTTTCATGAAACTTAACATCTTTTTAGTTATCAAGTTGGCAGTTTGTTTCTGTTCTACAATATCGTTATAGATTTCTTGCATAAGTGCAAGTGCAGAATCCGTATCTAATGATAATATATTTGTCTTTCTTCTCATACCTATAAATAGGTTGTTTCTAATTATTTATGAAATCCATTTTAAGTAGATCGTAAAGTTTTTTATACTTTTTCATAGCAATTCTTATCTCTTTTGTGGATAGTGAGGTCATTTCTCTTAGAGATAATAATATTAGGTTTTTATTAAACTTATTCCCATCACCAACTTGGAAAATTTTGTCAAAGTTGGAGAATATCTCAATTAATGCGTAACCTAATTTTTTTTCGTTATCACTAAGATCTTCCTTTTCAATGAAGAGTTCCAATTCGGTGGTTAATTTGGTGACTATGTTTTTATAGTCTAACTCTTCTTCATCAATAACATAAGATAGGTCCGCCCTATCTTCGAGTCTAGTTGATATATCCTCGTAGGAGACGGACCTATTATTTTCTTTGGCATCTTTTTGTATGGTACCCATTAAGTAATTTTTACAAATGGTTCCAAAATAGGAATATGCCTTATAATTCTTAGTTGTGTCGAATTTACTGATCTTAGTCATTAAGAATGACATGGTATCAGTATGAATTTCTTCAAACTCGTAATCTTTCCTGTAAAGTTTATAACGGCGGATAATACTTTCCACCATTATTGTGAGAGGTTCTTCTAAATATTCTCTGAATATCTTATTCTTTTCGTCTTCGTTTTCGGATTCTAAATATCGTACTACCGCTTGTTCTTGCTCCTCCCCAAAATAAATTTTTTGGGTTCGTTTTCTCGGCATTACTTTTCTACATATTCAATCTCTCGTTTATTTTTAAAGAAAAATTCTTTTTTTGCGGTTTCTAACCAAAATTTAGGTTCATCGTTACTTAATTTGTTTGATTCATCATTCTTATATGACCAAAATAACGAGTCTTCTCTAAAATTAACGTGACGATATCCTATTTGAGGAATAACGACAACCTTAACACCATTATGTGTTAATCTTAAAAGAAACTCATAACTAAATGTGAGTTTAATGTTTTCCTTAAATGAACCGTTCTCTTTAATAACTTCGGTTTTGTAGATACCACCACTGGTTTGATAGTTCTGATAATCCAATAATAGTTCATTATCAATGACACCCTGTTTTTCACTAAAACCGTATGCCCAAACAGACTCGTTAGTGAAATTAGTTAACTTACCTTCACTATTAACGTCTTTAACGATTGGGAGGAATACGTCGGCATCTTCAAACATAGTTCTATACTTGTTAAACGAATTTAACCAATTTGGTGTGTACTCATCATCAATTTCTAAAATAGAGAACCATTCAGTATCACAATTATCAATACCTAAGTTGACTTGAGAACAGAAATCTGTTAATCCTTTATTTTTGATAATATTAATATCCAATTTATCCGAAAGACCTTCTTTCTTTAGGTCTCCCACGATATCTGTGGGACCTACAACTAATAACTTAACATCATCATAAAATTGTTCAACAGTACTTATTGCGTTTGAGAACATTTCTCTATAATCACCATCTAAAGTGTGGATTGGTAGAATTACTGTTATATTTTTCATACGTTTACTTCTTCTTTTAATTTATTTAACGCATCTTCAATACTTTTAACTCTCGTTGTTTTAAAAGAATTAAAAATAGATAATACATTTGAGTCAATAATCTCATCATTAAATGGTATTAAAGTCTCTTTCATTTTTTCTTTAACTTCATCATTAATTGTAACTCCTTCCAACCACGCCATAACGTAAGTTCCGATCAGTTCAACAATTTTGTGTAAGTCATATGTCCATATTCCATTATCACCCAACCATTCGGGTTCATTGTTCGGGATTTTACCTATAACAGGTATCTCACACTTCATAGATTCCAATGGGAATGTTCCAAATGTAGATTCATCATCTAACCAAACAGAACAAATACACTCTTGTAATTGTAATGCAAAATCTTCATATGTCATTTGGACCATATCTTTAAATGTAACCCATCTCAATTGTGGGTACTTTAAATAGAATTCTGAAATAATTCTCCTGTGTTGGCCTCTATCTCTTGCACTGATTGCAATGAAAGGTTTTGCAGGTTGTTCGGATGGTTTGAAAATATCACCAATTTTAGGCGGATTTATGAAAATTAATGATTCGGGGAACACACTTTTAATATATTCCTTAGATTTTTCGGTTGTGGTAATTACTTTATCAAAACCATAATCACTCCATCTACTACCCACGGGTAATGTCTCGAAGATATACTCAACTTGTTGTACCAACATGATTTTGGTACATTTAACATTTGCAAGTTGTTCTAAGACATTTGAGTAGTATTCAGGAACTACAAGAACATCATCAACATTCATTTGTATCTGATCTTCTTTAATTGTTACAACGGGAATGTCCTTGTATCTATCCCCTAACCAACTTCTTACTCCTCCGTAATTTTTATCTTCAACGAGAATTTTAGCGTCTACCCCCTCTTTTCTAAGAGTTTCTACGGTATCGTAAATGTATTTAATTGCAGCCCTTGCATTCCCTTTAGTGTCGTAGGTCAGAAAATAAACTTTATATTCATTATTCTGTAGTCGACCTAAAGCGGATTCTAGACGTGTAATGTTGTCTTGTGTTTGATCACTCATCTTCTTTAGTTAATATTTGATATTTTATTAGTGTGTTAAATGCAATTTTAAATGGAATAGAGAGTTCACTATTTAGAAGTCCCAATCCATTATCATCTTGTGCCGGTTCGGTTAAAATAGTATCTAAACACATTTTTATTGTATCGTATTTAAAAACATTTATAGTTTGATCTACCGAACCTGTGGCAGTACCTTCTTCATCGGTGTCAACGTCAACTGTTAATTCACAGCTTTCAGTAATCTTGTCAATGTTGAGGTAATAATATTCTCCGAGGATTTCAACCATTTTTCTTTTATTTCTGTTAATTTATGTATTTCTAAAGGATTTGTAAAGTGTTGATTATAGTCGGTATTGAATTTAACCACTTTCTTAGATCTAGGACATAGGTCAATAACTGACTTATTATCTGTAATCCACAAATCACATTGTTTCCACAGATTCGGTATTTCCGAATTTATAGAGAACTTTATATTATTACCCATGAATCCATTCTTCGATAAAAAGAATAGGGTTGACGGTTTAGATTTACCCAACTCGTCCAATCCAACCAAAGTGAATCGATGTTCCTTATTCTCATAAATCAATTTATTTAATTCAAAAAATACGTTCGAATAACTTGGATTTGCATGACCAAATATTTCAACCGCATAATCCATAAATGTGAAGTTATCGAATTCTTCTTTTGATTGGAACTTATAACTCTCCAATAAAAAACTATTCCTTACAGGTTCAGTCACCCCATATTGGAATGACCGTTCCTCTTCGGTAAGATTTTCAGGTTCGGTATCTAAGTAATAATCCTTATAGTGATAATCAAACTTTGCTATTGTGTTTCTAAGAACACCATCTATACTGATAAAAATTTCCATGTTTAAAATATAATAAAAATTTTATTATAAGTAAAGTTTTATTAATCGTAACGTTTTAAAATCTGACTGATCAATGGGTTTCTTACGATATCCTTATCACCGAATTCATATATTCCGATATTTTTTACATCACCTAATCTAACTTTCGCATCGTAAAGTCCACTCTTAGTTTTATCTCTAAACTTATCAGACTGTTCTAAGTCTCCGGATAAGAAGAATTTAGAGTTATATCCGATACGGGTAAGTAATAACTTTATTTGTGCAGGAGTTGCGTTTTGGGCTTCTTCAAAAACAAGAATTGTGTTATCAACGTTCCATCCTCTCATATAAGCCAATGCGGCAACTTCAATATAACCTTCATCTTTAAGTTTTTCACGACATTCCTTCCCAATAATTTTATTAAGGAGGTAGTAAGAAGGGTAAATGTAGGGGTCTAATTTTTCTTCTAAACCACCGGGTAATGAACCTAACTTCTCCTCAGCTTCAACCGCAGGTCTAACAATAATAATCTTTTCGTATTTGTTATTTTCATCCCATAGTAAATCAACCGCTTTCTTCATTGCGATATATGATTTACCAACACCGGCGGGTCCGAAACAAAGTGTTATTTCGTTATTCTCTAAAACATCCCAATATTCTTTTTGAGATTGTGTTAGAAATTTTTCTTTAGGTCTTCTAAAAATTTCACGAATTCTCTCTTTGTGAGTTCCTTTTCTTGAAACTTCTGTTTTTGCTGTTCTTGTTCCTCTTGCAGGCATTCTTATAATATATTTTTTATTTATTTACCTGTAGATCCAAAACCGCCATCACCTCTTTCAGTTTCTGACAATTCATTTACTACATTAAAACTTATTTTGGGATATGGTAAAATCATTATTTGACAAATTCTGTCCCCCACATTATACTTGACAGAATTTAATCCATTTGTTTTATTAAAGGTAGCTTGTATTTCCCCTCTATAACCACTATCAATAACACCAACAGAATTACTTAATTCTAACTCCATTTTTCGTATTGATGATCTTGGAAACACCAACCCAACATAACCTTGAGGTATTTCAACCGCAATTCCTGTTCCGTATGTTACTTGGGAGGTCGTGTTATTAATGATTTCTGTGGCCGTTAAATCCATACCCGCATCACCATCTTTGGAATATGTTGGTATTACCGCGTCGTCCTTTAACTTTTTAATATTACAATTTAAAATAGGTGTCAACATTGCCTTAGTTGAATTTGTCGAAACTGACTCACCAACAAACTCAGATGCGTCGGTCGACAAATTCATTAGAACACTCTCAATCTCTTTTAAATAATTCTCATCAACGTTATCCTCGTCTTGGGATAATGTCTTTTCAAATTCCTCTAATTTTTGAATATAATTCTTTATGGTATTCTCATCCATTTTTTTGTTCAAATATTGCTAATTCAAACCCTTGTTTTACAATTTGGGCTAATGGTGTTGAATGGTATTTGGACTGTAGGTCGTCGTCTCCTTTGTCTGAGTTTACGATTGTTTGGTATTCTTCTTCATTTAATTGAACTCCGTGTTGTAAACAATAAAACGCCGATCTTTCCCCAACTCTCATAGAAACTAATTGATCATTGAATTCGTACATTTTTCCTAATTTGGTACGATGCCATTCACTTTCGTTTGGTTTAAAGAGGAAAGTTTTACCTATTTGAGATAATATCGTACACTTTAAAATACTCGACACTTCTTGTTGTAAATTTTCAGGTAAAATACTGTTTACCTTAACCGCGTATTTTGATGCAACAAATATGTGTTCCAACAATCCACCCGGGTATGCTCCGTACATATCTAATGAAGTTGATGCAGGGGCAACAAATAAGTCATCACCTAAAAACCCCAAGAGAGACGGTGTCATTACACCGTACTTCTCCGAAGTCTCAATAAGTTTTGTTTTATTTTTCTCTATCTGTTCTTTACTTAACATCTCTATTATCCTTTATAGTATTGTGGGGTAATATCTCTTCCAATAATACATTCGATCTGCATCTTTGCGATTGATACACTTTGACTAGATCTCATATCCTCTGAACGATATCTTGTCAATACAATTGTTGCTTCTTCAATTGATTCTGCTTCTACAACATACTTAACTTTTGTGATTCTTGGATTTCCTTCTCGATCCAATTGTTCCATTTCGTACCCTACGGTTGCTAAATAATACATAATTTTTGTTTTTACTTGTTAATAATTGATTTAAAGAATTCCACTCTATTTTTAGAAACAGTGGAGAGGGAATATTTGTCTTCCACTGTTTCGTATAATCTATTACCCAAATCAGTTATCATATTTGGATTTTCGATTAATCTTTTCATATGTTGATTCCATTGTTTGTGGTTTTTAGATGATTGCACCAACAACGAATTACCATTTTCCGTGAAGTTACCATTTTCATATCCACTAACCAAATCTATAAGGTAAGGATTTTCCGCACTTGCAATAATTGCTTTCTTATGGAACCCCGCTTCAATTACTTTCAGTTGGGATTTATTATGATTAAACTCAGTACTAACAATTGGTGCTAATGATACATCGAAGTAGTTGTAATTGGTTGCATATTTGTTAATATCCATGGTCCATCGCCTCACGTATGGTTGATCTAAATCATTTGGGTATGATGTATTTTGATAAGTTTTAAGGAAACTTGCATAATCTTCAGTAACGGAATTATACCTGTTGGTAAAGATTTCCTCATACTTCGCCCAAACAGTTTCCTCAGGTCTTATTGGTCTTTCTCGAACCTGACCCGTTAATTTGTTTATTTCCCTCATGTTTCCACGAGTATCAAACCCACATAGTACAAATTGAACTTTGTCTTTAAATTGGTTTTGTGTTTGAGAAATACCACCCCTAAGAAGTTCTAAATCATGGTAGTGTGAGGACCCACCTAACCAACCAAATCTAACTTTTTCAGATTTAATAGGGTTAGGTTTAAACTGAGATTCCTTTTCATTTACTGCGTTTGGAAAAATCTCAACGTTTTTGATGTTGAGTGACTTTTTAATTGTATCTCTATAGATTGAGGTTGTGGTTGTTACATAATCTACCGAACGAAGAAGTTCTACTCTCTTTTTTGCAAGATCATTCTTCTTAAATGTTTCGTAGTTTGGATGTCTTTGGTCTACTCTCCAAAAATCATCAGTATCCATAACAACTTTAATTCCATTCTCTTTCAACCACCCAATTCTCTTCAAATTTTCCTCATGATTTGTTTTATGAATAAAAGAATGAAATACTACAATATCATAGTTGGAAAAATAGTCATCAGAATTTGGCACATCGAACACAATATCCACATGCACCTCATCCGAGTGGTTATCACCAATATAGGTAAATGGATCTAATATTCTAAATTTACCAACCCCATGTGAATCTGAGGGTACGGCAAGTATTCTGATTTTTGACATATATTCGTATTATATATCAAAATATAAGAAATAAAAAGGAGGAAATCAATCCTTACTTACTTTTATTTACGCCCGTGATTTTCCCTTTAAAGATAGAATCACCAACCTTGAGTACTAAATTCTCATTAATTGATGATGTTTGTTGGGCTGTAAGTATAAGATTTAATTTTTTATCCACTATTTCCTCTAACGTGTCTTTAATGGTTTCTCTAATTAAAGATTTAATGTCTTCGTTTAATGAAGAGGTTTGTTGGACTTGAGGGATATTTGGGGTATGTTGTACCGTTTGTGGTTTTTTAGAAAGACCTTCTCTTTCCATTAATTTTTTCGCCCCTTCGATAAAATTCATATCGAGACTGTCGGATAATGAGATCTGTTCCATTGTTGGGATTGGGTTTTTAATCATCGCCTCTTTTATAGAATCGGGTAATTTTGAACCTCTGATTTTATCTTCATTTACAACAGGTGACTTAACATTTTTAGGTGTGGAAGGTGAAGTGTTTTGCATTAGTACCTCAGGTGATTCTAATAGTGCAGACGCGTTAATATTGCCTGTGGTGAATGTTCCACCATCAACCGCATTCATTACTTTTTTTGCATTAACGAGTTTTCTCATTAAATCATTCTCGTTAATTGTTCCTGTTCCTTGTTGTGACATATTTTAAAACTTTATATAATATATAGAATTACTTTTTAATTATAAAGTAATTGTTTAATTCTTTTGATGTCCTCATTTAAACCATCATAGTTATTATCCTGATCTTCATCCTCATTTTCATCCTCATCGTCTACCACCGGTGGTTCCATACTAGGTCTATTTTCCGGTTCTGGTTGAGGTAACTCAGTTCTCTCAGGTTCAGTAGATTGGGGTTCAATTGGTTCTTTCTTTTGAGGTTCTTCAGGTTTTGTTTGTGTTGGTTCAACTTGAGGGGTGTCTTGGGGGGTTACTTGAGGGGTGTCAGACCAATTTGGTGTTACGTAGGTGACTGACATTGAATTATCATCACCATCCTTATAACCCGGTCTTTTTTCATCAAATGTTTCCTGATCAAATATTTCGATTTGATTCATTCTACCCACCATAAATGTTCTCCAATTTCCTTTTTCGAAACCTGACTTAGTTCGAGATGGTGGTTCGACCCACGCCCTAACAATCATATTTCCTTTTTTAGATAGTCCTAATGCCACCATCTCCGCCTTAACTCTTCTACCCGCCTGTACTTTAGATCTTGGTCCATTATAGAAAAATGAAACAGGATGTCTTTCCTTAATTGCCTTTGCCAGTGACTTTGGTGCACTCGCCAATTTAGGTTCAGATTGTTCACCTATCAAAAATCTATATATGTCTTTAAATAATTTCATTAAAAGTCGGGGTATCCGTTTGTTTGATCGTATTGGTTTCTTGCAATACTTTGAACTCTTTCGTTTATGTCGGTTCGTGTACCAATACTGTTGTTATTTTCTGCACGTCCTTTCTCATCCCCATCAGAAATTGCATTAGGATGTACAATCCCATAAGAATTGTTTTGATTGTATATGTTCCTTGATTGATTATCAATTCTAGTGTTGATGTCTGTAAGTCCACCTACTTGTCCACTATTCTCACCTTTACCCAACTCATCTCCATCAGATAGTGCATTAGGGTGGTTAACACTGTAACCATTTACGTCAGTATTGTACTTATTACGATTTAAAAGGTCAACTCTTGTGTTTATATCGGTCAAAGATCCAATACTACTGTTGTTTTCACCTTTACCTTTCTCATCTCCATCAGAAATAGCATTAGGGTGTACCACACCGTAACCATTCTGATCGTTATAGAAATTCCTACCTAAATTATCAACACGTGTTTTTATGTCGGTAGAACCCCCGATTTTTCCGTTGTTCTCCCCCTTACCTAATTCATCACCATCAGAAATTGCGTTGGGGTGATTAATACCATACCCATTCTGATCATTATATGAATTTCTTTTAATATGTTCTTGTCTTTGATTGATATCAGTGAAAGTACCTATTTGACCGTTATTTTCTCCCCTACCATACTCATCACCATCGGCAATTGCATTTGGGTTCTGTACACCGTAACCAAAATCGGGACCGTATTTATTTCTACCCAAAACTTCAATTCTTGTGTTTATATCGACAGAAGAACCGACATTTCCGTTATTCTCACCTTTACCTTTCTCATCCCCATCAGATACCGCATTAGTGTGGTTTGAATCATACCCACCTTTCACGTTATACGAATTTCTAGAAAGTGCCTCCTGTCTAAATTTTTCTGAAATAAGGTCTATTTGACTTGCCATTATAATAAATCTTTTATTCTTTGTATTTCCTCAAAAATACCCAATGACGAAATTGGACTAATTGAAGTTTTATCCGAGTTCGACTTTAGCATGTTTGTTGGAACTTTATAGTCTTTACTTTTCTTCGTGTGAGTTTTTAAAAACGAATTTTTTCGTATGTCGTTAATCTGACCAATATTATCTGCTCTTTGTTTAGATTTCTTATTGTTTTTGATTAAATCTCTTTCACCATTTAAATGTGTTTTACCCCAAGTTAACATTAATTCTCCACCCGCTAATTTATATTGAGTGGAGTTAGGGTCTCCATTTTCTAAGTCATGAATAATTCTTTTTATCTGAGCATAGGTTACATTTTTAGTTCTAAGAAGGTTTTTTGCTCTTTGTGTTCCATCAACCTTTTTATCTTCTAAAGATGTGAATACCTTGTGGATATAATCGAATATATTGTCAGGTATTTTAAAAACCCTATCCTTTAATTGACTATTCATTAAAATAGATTTTTAATATCATTTATGGTAAGTCCGTTACTTTCTAAACTATTTTTTAGAGATTCAACCTGTCTTTTTATAATTACAGGTATTTCTTTTTCCTCTTCTTTAGAAACAAGATCATCCGTTGCGGATTTCTTAGAAAGAACCGTTTCCATATAATCTCTCATAAACTTTTTTGGGTTCTCAACTAATCTTACTTTATCATCAGGTAATGTTTCATCATAACCCATTTTCTTTAGGCGATCCATCGCCTCATCATGAGTTAAATTCAACTCCTTAGTAAAGTGTTTGTATGCTTCCTTAAAATTTTCGTCATCACCTAATGTATCGTCATAACCCAATGACTTACTCATATCGGCTTCGGCCCAATATCTTAAAGATGTGTGAGTTCCGTGAACCCCATGTGTTCCCATAGATCCGGCAACTGCCTTTACAGTCTGGTCTGTTGTTTTGGCGGAGGTAATTCCCTTTGAATTAAAATTTCTTGGTTTATTACCTCTCTTTATATTTCCTTTAGAGTCGACAATTTCATCAACATCTTTTTCAATCTTTTCGGGTATTTTTTCATAATTGGTGTCACTTGAAAATTCGTCAGCCCATTTTGACCATTTTTTCTTTTCTTTCTTTGATGCACCCTTCTCATTTGCTTTAGCATAAAAGAATCTTTGTTGCGCTTTTGACGCAAATTTCTCTTCTATTACCTGTTTTACGAAATTATTCATAGAAACTTGTTTTATTATAAATATCAAATCTTATGAAAGATATTTATTATTATATGAATAGTCAGGATATTTTAAGAAATTTGGGAATAAGTTTCGATTTGGAGTTGGATAATTCCGAAACTTACGATTATGAAATCTCATCATTTGATGACGATTATGACAAAAAAGTCATAGATTTTAATAACGCAATAAATTTTAATGTTGGAGTACAGAACAACCTTACAGGTCATAGTACACAAAGAATATGCATAGATTTATGTGAAATAGATAATAGACCCAACGATCCTAACTACATATATTCAGGAATAACCCAATCAATATCTTATTCAGAATTTACCCAACATTTCAATATTCTTGACAGTCAGGGAGTTGTGACTCATGAATATGAAAATTTTATACTAAATAATGACGTTTATACTTACACAGGTTTTACCAATGAAGTACATTATTTTAAAATTTGTGGTTATAGTTTAGATTGTTAGAGATCTATTTTCATTTTGTAATAAAATAACCGATGTTTTTACTATTTATAGTTAAAAGTAAAAATGTTAGAAATCTCAGGTTTTACCACAAATTTAATTGAGTGTCAATCTAAATTATCTGATAGTTGTTGTCCAATAGACCCGACGTTAGGTGTTAGATCGTGGGCATATCAATTTAATACCCATGGGGGTGTGGATAATTGTGAATTTTTAATAGACCGAAGAGTAGAAAAAGGTTGGACTTTAGATTTCGTTTTCAATAGAGAAAGTTTACCGTGGTCTCTTGGTAGTACATTTTATTTTTTTGGGGTAAGAGACGAGAATGATCCAAAATTATTTGCCGATAATAATCTTTCATTTTCTTTCACATCTGATGGTAGAGTAAAATGGGAGTCTTATAGATATTCGGGTGAATGTATTAATGAAGTCTACCAAGAGTCGTTTTATATTGACTCAGGTGTAACCCCCGTTTTGTGTACTGAAGGAACAAAAACAGATTTTAATTTAACTATTGTTTTTGATCGACATTTAAGACTTACCGAATGTGATGTAGAAAATTCGGGTGGTTGGAATGATTTAATTACGGGGGAGACTATAACAAATGCATCCGACGTTGTTTTATCAGGATCAACTGAACAATATCAATATAACGAGGAATTAAATAAAGATTGGAATGATGAGAGATACGCTCGATTAGGTGTTTTGAAAATATATCTAAATGGGTGGCCTATCTATAAAAAAGACAATTGGGAGGAAATTGTCCCATCAAACAGAGGGTTCCAACCATTTGTACAATCTTGGGGTGGGGGTGCATCCGGTTCGGGGGGTATTCACGAAGGTGTGACAGAATTTAATTTAAAAAGAATTAAGTACATTGAAGAACCATTAAACGCGTTGGAGGTAAAACATCATTACGTTGTCTCAACTAGTCCTTTTTTCGATATAACGGAATGTGTTAGTCCATGTGTAGAAACGATCACACCATTTGTTGGTTAATAATATTAAAATAGGTATTTATTAGATATGGAATTTTTTATAAGAAAAGACGCAACCGACCCGATTTTAAAGATGAGATTGGTTGATGATGGTAGAAATGATAAATCATCGTTGAATGATTTATTAGAAAATGCCGATATTAGGTTTGATATGTATGAAGTCGAAACGGAGATTCCTCATATTTTAGGTGGACAGTGTAATTTAACCACAAGGACAAAAAAATATGATCAAACCACTGAAGAATATTATATAACGTATAGATTTACTTCAGAACAAACCAAAGAATCAGGAAAATTTGAGGGGATTATAACTGTACAGTTTAGAGACACTAACCTACAGCCGACCAATAAGTTAATTGTTCCAATTAAAGAGAAACTCTTTATAAACATCATTTAATCGAAACCCGCCACACATATGTGATGGGATTTGATATTTTATTATTTTTTTTGTATATTTGTATTGGATAAGACTAACTACCTACCTAAGGTAAGCTAATGTGTCACTTAAATAATACATAATGAAAGAAATAATCTCCCAAGAGGTAATCGAAGAATTCCTTAACGGCGCAGACCCTGAAGAGTATATTACGGGTTTAGAGTACGAGTACAGTACAAACACAATCTACAAAATCATCCAACACCCCGAAAAGGGTAAAATAATTCGAAGTGATAAATTAACTCCATTTCTTTGGGTTAGTGATATTTCTGAATTAAATTTTTACGGTGGTAGTAAAGCACTACAACGTAAGAAAATGATGGAATTCGGTATTATCATTGAGAAGTTGGATACTCATGATAATGAACGATTAGAAAATGGTTTCAATTATCTCGTTAAAAGTACCAAAGGTTATAAAGAACTTTTAGGTTTCTTTCGTCAAGGTGGTATAAACCCGTGGGATGAGGACGTTAGACATCATTTCATTTTATTAAATCCAAAAGAACAATACCTAATCCAAAAAGAGAAAAGACTTTTTAAGGGTATTGAAGAATACGAGGACGTTCATCGTTTAGTATTCGATATTGAAACCACAGGTCTTGAACCCGAAAAGGATAAAATCATCCTTATCGGAATGAAGGATAATCGTGGTTTTTTAAAGATCATTAATGCGTTTGGTGAAGATGGGGAGAAAAACTGTATTATAGAATTTTTTGAATATCTCTGTGAACTTAAACCAACAATTTTTGCGGGGTACAACTCTGCATTCTTCGACTTCCCGTTTATTTTAAAGAGAGCGGAGATTTTGGGTGTAAATGTTGAAGAATACACAAAAGTCTTTGTTGATCAGGGTATTAAAGAGAGAGAAGGTATGCTTAAACTCGCCAACGAGGTTGAGAAGTATACCCAACATATGATATGGGGTATGAATATTCTCGATATTGCCCATGCGGTAAGGAGAGCACAGGCAATCAACTCTGAAATTAAGTCGTGGGGTTTGAAGTACATTACGAAATACCTTGGTGCGGAAAAAGAGAATCGAGTTTATGTGGACGGTCCTAAAATTTCAAAGATTTATTTAGAAAACGAAAGTTACTATGTTAACCCAAAGACGGGTAATTATAAAAAAATCGGTGAAAAGGGAACTGAGGGTTTATTAGAAAAATATCCCGGTAAATTCGAGATATGGACAGGTCGTAAAATTGTTGAACAGTATTTGGATGATGACTTAATTGAGACTATGGTGGTTGACGAATCATTTAGTCAATCAACATTCCTACTCTCTAAAGTGGTACCAACAACATACGAGAGGATTTCAACTATGGGGACTGCAACATTATGGAAACTCATCATGTTAGCTTGGTCTTATAAACATAATTTGGCCGTACCTGAAAAACAGGAACGAAGAGCAATTACAGGTGGTTTGTCAAGATTATTGACAGTTGGTTATTCGACCAACGTGGTTAAATTTGACTACTCATCACTATATCCTTCTATTCAATTGGTTTATGACGTTTTCCCTGACTGTGATGTTATGGGGGTACAAAAATCTATGTTGAAGTATTTCCGAGATGTCCGTATTAAATACAAGAAGTTGGCCTCTGAATACAAGAAGAAGGATCCTGAATTGGCCGAAAAATACGATCGTAAACAATTGCCAATCAAAATCTTCATTAACGCATATTTTGGATCACTTTCAGCGCCACACGTTTTTCCGTGGGGTGATATGGATATGGGGGAAACAATTACATGTGTGGGGAGACAGAGTCTTAGAATGATGATTATGTTTTTCCAACAAAAGGGTTATAAACCTTTAGTAATGGATACTGATGGTGTTAACTTCTCATGTCCTGAAAATGTAGAGGAAAGAAGATATGTGGGTAAAGGTTTAAATGAATTGGTGGAAGAGGGTAAAGTATATGAAGGTGCCGAAGCCGATACCGCGGAATTCAATGACATTTTTATGAGAGGTGAGATGGGATTAGATATTGATTATGTTGCCCCGTCAACGGTTAATTTTGCCCGTAAAAATTACGTACTTAAAAAACCAAATGGTGGACTTAAACTAACGGGTAACACGATTAAATCTAAAAATCTTCATGGGTACATTGTTGATTTCTTAGACGAAGGTTTAGGTTTATTACTTGACGGTAAAGGTTACGATTTTTTAGAGGTCTATTACAAATACATTGAAAAGATCTTCAATAAGGAAATTCCTTTGGCTAAAATTGCCAATAAATCACGGGTAAAACAAAGTATCGAAGATTATAAAAAACATATGAAAAAAAGAACCAAAAGTGGTTCTCTTATGTCTAGACAGGCACATATGGAATTAGTTATATTAAACGACTATCCTGCGGGTTTAGGTGAAACAATATACTATGTTAACAACGGTATAAAGAAGAGTGACGGGGATGTTCAGAAAATAACAAAACCAACTAAGAAATTCCAACAGGAATACTTTGAGAAACACGGTACTGAGGTTCCACCTGACTATATTCAAATTAACTCTTTTATGATTACCGAAAAAGAGTTGGAAGAGAATCCCGATATGAAGGGAGACTATAACATTGCAAGATATTTGGATACGTTTAATAAAAGAATTGAACCATTGTTAGTTGTTTTTCACCCTGATATCCGAGCAGATATTTTAATTGATGATCCTAAAGACAGACCGTTCTTTACTCGACAACAGTGTGAATTAGTATCAGGATACCCAATTAAAGAAGGTGGGCAAGACAATTACGATGACGTAATGACCTTATCGGATAGTGAAGTACTATTTTGGAATAAAGTACAAAGAGACCCTTTCTTTATGTATTTAGAAGACAGTATTAACTATGTGGACCAACATTGGGTCAACGTTAACAGAGAAGTCGTCAGTTTTAAAAGACCGAGTACGGTTTCAAACGAAGATGAGATTATTGAAAGAAATGGTCACGATTACGCAACACACGGTGACGATTTTTAAATCATAGTGAATGGAGACTGCATAGGGCGGTATTTCATCGCCTTATTCAGATTCTCCGCTTCATTACCTTTTCTCTCCAACATCTTATCAGGACGTAATCTCTCAAGCCTTTGAGATAATTCCTCGACTAATTTTAATTTTTCGTCTTTACCTTCAGTTAAAAGAGACGTGTAATCTAATTTTACTTGACTATCAGGTACTTGGAGATCTCCCGAGAATTTAGAATAGATACGACCTAACCCCTCTTTTGAATACGCAATAAGATATTTTCTTACCCAATTCTGTGCGGGTTTATTAAGTGTCTCCCAAGTAAGTTCCTCTGTTTGTATGTCGGAAGGTAATTTTACAATATCCTTATTTTTCGCCAAACAATCGTCCCTATCGTTGGTGTCGTAGTACCAATACCACACATAATAATTGTGTTGTTGTATGGAACCAAAATCAAACCTACCACCAGGAACATTAGCCAAGTGGACTAATTTTTTACCCTCAGGTAATGCGGTTATTCTATATGTTAATTCACCACCAATAAGACGGTTTTTAATATTTCTATCTTGCATTCTTGCAAGTAAATCATATGCAGGTAACATAAAGTAAGAACCTGATGCCCCCATTTGAGCAAAACCACCAACTCCACCAAAACCTACTCCACCGAGACCACCAAAACCACCTAAAAATGGGTCAACAATAGAATCAGTTAATTCCGCTCTTGTAAACCACAGTAATTCATTAATTTCTCGACCCGCAGGGATTTCATAAGTTTGTTGTCCCGGCACCAATTCTATCTTGTCTTTTTTAAGGACATAATCACCCCCTGTTTGTAGACCAACTATCTTTGAATAAGAATATGAATATTGTGTCTCATAGTCTAAGGATCGTGTTGTGAACGCTCTTGTCAACGACTGTGTGTCCACATCTAATCCCGCCAATGACGACCATTGTGATTCAATTAACCAATCACTAACGTACTGTTCGTATTCGTCTAAAGATAACTCTAAGAATGTGTCTAACTGTTCTTCAGTTAATTCTACAGACCTAATTGGCATTCCCAAAAGGTGTAAAACCTGAGAAAATAACTTCTCTCTATTTGTAGGTGTAATAATAGTGCTTGCCATACTTGATTTATTACAATAAATAGTTTATATTTGGGAAAACTAAAGAATTTATATTGATAGGATTAGGTAAAAATATTAAGACCCCCGAGTTAGACAGTGGTATTGTACAATCTTTATTTGTTTCTAAAAACAATTTTTCAAACCAATCTCATTGGATTAAAGGTTTAAATTGGATTTTTCAAAATAGGGATTGGTCGGAATATGATGGGTTTAGGTATGATTTTAGTTCCGATATGAATAGGTATGGTGTTTATTATACCCTATCAAACTATGAACTGTGGTCGTGGAGGAATAGTGTTGAAACAAATCAAAGCGCCATTTTAGAAATTATAAATGAATATAATTTATCTCATGATAGTTCTGAACAGATAACTGTAGAAAACCTAAAAAAGGACTTTCCAACTTATTCGGGTAAACTACTAAGATACATTTACTACAATTTTGATTATGTTTTTGGGACTAAGGGAGTAACCCATTTATCTCGAAAACTACAGATCACGACGGCCAATGTGTGGTACCGTTCGAAATTCTCAGAAATAAGTTTCATTAGAAATTATTTTAGTCAATCTAAAATTTTTATCCCTAAAAATAGGGGTAATGGTGATGATTATCGTCATGGATTAGATTTCGTTATTGACGATTTAAGGTGTCAACATAAGAGTTGTTCACTAATTGAAAGACAGGACTCTTATGAGATCTTTTCAAACAATCTACATAAGGAAAAACACAAAACATTAAATTGGTTGGTAATCGAATACGGCGTTTCAGTTTATGTATTCGATATTAATGATATTTTTGATCCAACAATAATAACGACCCATAAATCCATAACAATACCAAAAGAAAGGTTGGTTTTTATAAAAGACAGACCTAATGATGAACTTACCAACATACTTAAGCAAATATTCAATCTATCAATTGGGTCGGGATATATTTTTGAAATGATCGACTCTGAAGAACCTTCAGTCGAAATGGATCTTATAAATAAGAATATTATAATAAAATTTAATGGGGTTGATTTAGACTCAATCGAGAAAGAATTAAGAGATTGTTTAGAAGAACTAACTAATGTTCTTTACTAGTTCCGATGCGAAACTTTCAGAATATTCCCCATCACCCATCACTTGGTCGATAATGTCTTTTTTCTTCTGTAGAATGTTGTAAACTGTCATCTCTATAGTATTTTCAAAGACAGGATAATAAACAAGAACACTATTTTTTTGTCCGTATCTATATGCCCTGTCTTCCGCTTGTGAGTGGTCTGCGGGTACAAAAGATAAATCATTCATTATTACCGTATCTGCAGCTGTTAGTGTGATACCCACACCCGCAGCCTTAATGTTACCAATGAATATTTTAATTTTATCTTCATTCTGAAAACGGTCCACAGAATCTTGTCTACGGTCTTTAGACATTCTACCATCAATAACAACAGAATTCTTTTTATATTTTTCATGTAACATATCTAAAGATGTTGTAAAGTTGGTGAATACTATCACTTTCTTACCCTGTTCAATGACCTTATCGATTAATTCACATGTGTGTGACACTTTTTCGATAGCAATGAGTTGTCTAAGTTTCATTAAACGATTTAGTGTGACAGTAATACTTTCTTTTTCTTTGTTGTCTTCCGTAATTCTTAAAAAGTCAGATAATTCATCGTCGTAAAACGAATTTTTAAGTTCTAACCATATTGGTGAAACTATTTTTTCGGGTAAATCAAGGACATCCGTTTTCATTCGTCTAAGAACTATCGATTTAGTTTGTTCTCTTAATTCTTCTAGATTACTCGCACCACTCGTATTCCAAACCTTTCTTCCGCCAACCCTAAATTGATAACCTTTACAATATCTCATCACATAACTCTTCCAATTAAGTGTCAACGGTGAGTTAACGATTTTAAGTAAATTATAATAATTGATTGGTCTTGAAGTCATAGGGGTTCCTGTTAGTAACCAAACCTTCGGGATTTTAGCCAAAATATCATTAAGTAATTGAGTTCTTTGTGCCTGACTATTTGATATGTAATGTGCTTCATCCACAATTGCAAGATCAAACCCCTCATTAACAATGATTTGATATGCCTCACTATCCACACTATTCTCTGTGGTGTGAAAGTTTTTCAATATGTCGTAATTGATGATGTAGTATTTGAAGGTGGACCCCCATTTTTTACCTTCAACTATCAATGTGTGTGCATCAGAATAGTTTTCAATCTCTCTCTTCCAATTTATTTTAAGGGACGCGGGACAAACTATTAAAACTTTTTTTGCACCACTCTCTAAAGACGCAATAACTGTTGATGTCGTTTTACCCAACCCCATATCATCAGCAAGGATAAATCTATCATTTGCAAGTAATTTTTCAATTGCCTCTTTTTGGTGTGACATCGGAGGTCTTTTATCATACGGGGAATAATCAATTTCTCTATTTAACTTCTTTTCCTCTTGTGTTATGGAAGCCTTTGGAATCCACATAGAAATATGTTTCATTTCTTTAGTGATGTTCCCCCATACATGATATGCCTTATCACTTTCACAAAGAAGTTTTTCCACCCATATCTCATCAACGGGTTTCATTAAAAGTCTATCCTCTTGTATTTTACTACCAAATTGAGGGGCAATTTTAATATATTTTCTTGCGACTTTAGGTTGTGTATTGTGGTATTTTAGAATGTATTCTGATTGCGGGCGTGTAAGCGTAAAATTTTTTGATGTCTCAAATTTACGTTTCCATTCAAGTATTTGGTTATTAAAACCATTATAACTCGCTAATATTTCTCTCGCCTCTATTTCAGGTATACCATTTCCCATAGTCCTTATTAAATATAAGGAATTCAAATCAATAATTAAACTATTTATTACATATGAATAACAAGTTACCAATTACAAGATTAAATAAATTCTTTTCAAATGAGGATTTTGACTTTAATTTACAGTTAGGTCAGGAGTATCTTCATGGGGATTTGAATATGAAATTGGTTCTCTATCAAGTAGATAGGGATTCGACAGATACAGATGCGGTTTATGCCGAGGTCGGTAAGGATCAGATTAAATTTTTTCCTCCTATTGAATTTAATGGGTTAGTTAAGATAGAACAACCTAAAAATTCTTCATATAAAAATGGTATGGTTAGGTATCTTGAACCCGGTAATATGACTATTTCGGTCTATATTAATCATTTAAAAGACCTCAATATTGACATTAAATACGGTGATTTCATTGGATACCCCGAAAGTGAAGACAGAGTTAGATATTATACAGTAACCAATGACGGGAAAGTAACTTCAGATAACACACACAATATGTTTGGTTTCAAACCATATTATAGAACAATAACATGTGTTCCGGCACAGGAAGTAGAATTTAGAGGAGTATAATGGGATACCCTAAGAAAAAAAATAACATCAGTGTTTATCAAGGTAAACAACTAACAGAACGAAGACAAGAGTTGTTAGATAGGATAACTAAATCCGACTCTTATCTCCCTGACTCAATATTGCACGATGATTTGGATTTGGGGATGTTAGAATTTGTAAAAGATAAATTTAAGGTTATTTCCGATGGCGAACAAATACCCGTCATCCCTAAAATTTTAACAATACAAAGGTGGGGTGAGTTTACTAACACTTGGAATTTCTCCGATTTGGATGGTAATGCGAAACTACCATTTATTGCTGTTATTAGACGACCTGACGTACAACCCGGTACAAACCCTAGTTTACAAAGAACAATACCTGATAGACAACAATTTTATTACGCATCAGTTCCGACATGGAATGGAACCCAAATGGGTGCGGACATATATAGAATACCACAACCCGTAGCAATCGATATAACATATGAAATTAGTGTGGTTTGTACTAAATTCAGAGATCTCAATAAGTTCAACCAAATAGTTCTACAGAAATTTTCTTCTAGACAAGCCTACACGACAGTAAAGGGTCACTACATTCCAATTGTTTTAGATTCGATTGAAGACAATACCCCTGTTGATTTAGATTCTCGTAGATTTTATATCCAAAATTATAAATTTACTTTGTTAGGTTTTATTATTGACGAAGAGGAGTTTGAAGTTAAACCTGCGGTGAGTAGATTATTTTTAATGAATGAGTTTATTCAGAGTAATAATTTTGAGAAGAAATATCTAACCAAAAATTTAGAGATCAGTGTCACTAATTTTACTGCCGATGGTATACAAACAGTTTTTAGTGTTGGTGAGACTATCGGTATACTTTTTAACGTATCAATTAATGGTTTGATACAAGAGAGGGATGTTGATTTTTACCACGTCGCATTAACCTCAAAAATTACATTTACTGAACCACCCGTGGAAGGTCGTATCATCACAATAACTTACTATAAAGGTAGATCAAGTGTCTTCACTGATTCTGAAGGTAATGTTAGACAAGTTTCTACAGAATACTTTGATTATGACGGTGAATCTTTGTCGATTAATACCCTAAACTACATTGATAGTGTTGTTAGTTTAAATGTCAATGGTTTGATACAACAAGAAGGGATTGACTTTGAAATTGCCGGTGGAACAGAAATACTTTTAAATGGAGCACCTAGAGTCGGTGCAAGAATCGGTGTTACCTACCTATATTAATTATTCATCATAAAGACTACTTTTTCTTTCAGTACAGTTCTGATCGATCCATTTTTCAAGTACTCTATATAACTTAAAACCATTCTTATCACAGTAAGTTTTTAACTTATTGTGGTGTTCTACACTTATTTTAACGTTTTTGACTTTGTTGTTATCCATAAAGATAAATATGGATAAAAAAGGATCTTTAAATATACCAAAATAAAAAAGTGGTGAAATCTTTACTAAAAACAAAGATATTTATAGTAAACAATAAAAAAATTAACTAAAGTAATCGATGGCAAATTCAAACAGAGTATTCGTTTCTCCCGGTGTATATACATCAGAGAAGGATCTAACGTTCGTAGCACAAAGTGTTGGTGTAACCACATTGGGATTAGTAGGGGAAACTTTACAGGGACCCGCTTTTGAACCAATACTAATAAGAAATTTTGACGAATTTAAAACATATTTCGGTCCAACGTCACCCGTAAAATTTTCGGATGGTAACCCAAAATACGAATTGGGGTATGTAGCAAAATCATATTTACAAGAATCAAATCAATTATTCGTAACAAGAGTATTAGGTTTAACAGGATATAAAGCAGGTAGAAGTTTCGGGGTAAAAGTTTTAGGAGGTGTCGAGGTAGACACAACCACACTCGTTAACACCTTAACAGACACATTGACTGATGGTGCATCAATCTCAAACAGTATCTTTTTAACCGACTTAAACTCAAAATATGCTACGGATGGTAGTACTATTCCTGATTTTATCGCTGATTTAGCAGTAACTGATGGTACTTGGTTTACTATTGGTTTTGTTGAGTCTTCAGAAACAATCAGTTTAGTGGTTTCTAAAGAGGTAGACGGACCTATTGGGTCAGAATCAAATAACAATTGGTACAACTCATTTACTAAAGTAGATGGATCGGGTAACGTTATAGGTGTTTATTCATACCTTTTCGTTTATGATTCAACCGCTGGTGGTTGGGTAATTAAACAATATGAGTTTGATGCATCAATAAATGAGTATCATGGTAAAGTTGCATTCACTTTAAGATCAAGAGGATCTTATTCGGGTGAAGTTCTTAATTACGAAATATCAGATATTAATGATATATCATTTAATGGTTTAACCGCATGGAATAATCCTTTAGCGGACTTCCAAATAACAGTCATAGGTTCAACTAGTGGTGTTAAAACTTTTACATGTAATTTAGACCAAAGTTCAACAAAATACATCACTAAGGTACTTGGTACTTCAGTTTTTGATAAATCTAAATCTGAATTCCCTATTTATGTTGGTGAAACATACCCAAAAACAATTAAATACTTACATGAAAAAGGATTAATTAGAGGTATCGACTTCGGAGACATCCAAGACCATGATATGGCAGATCATTACCAAAGTCAGTGGGAAACACCCGCATCTCCAATGGTAGTATCAGAAGTAAGAGGTGGTAGTGTAAGTGAATTATTTAACTTCATCAGTATATCTGATGGTGGAGCCGCGAACACACAAATCAAAATTATGTTCCAAAACATTGATATTGAGACAGGTGAATTCGACGTTTTAATTAGAGATTTTAACGACACTGATGAGAATATGTCAGTAATTGAGAAATTTAGTAGATGTTCTATGAATCCTGATATGCCAGGATACATTGCTAAAAAGATTGGTACTGCCGATGGTGAGTACGAATTACGTTCTAAATATGTGATGTTGAATATGGCAGAGGAGGCTCCGGCAGATGCATTCCCCGCAGGTTTCAAAGGTTACGTTACTCACGATTTTTCAGGAGTTAACTTAGGTACAATTATGTACAAAAC